ATGACGATATAAGGTTCATCTTCATGTACGGGGGATCGTCTTCCGCCAAGTCTTTCTCAGCGGCCCAAGCCTTCTTGTTAGAATGTATATCCAAGGGCTATAACACGATGGTATTCCGTAAGACCGGCGCTACCATAGTGGACAGTATTTATAAGACATTCCAAGAGGCGGCTAAGTCCCTGCATATAGAGTCCTTCTTCAAGCCCTTGGAGAACCTTATAAGGTGTTTCAACGGTTCCTATATCCGGTTCAAAGGGCTGGACGATCCGGAGAAGATCAAGGGTCTCGAATCTTATCAGTACGTGTTTTGCGAGGAGATATCCGAGTTCGATGAATCCGACTTGAAACAGATAAGGAAGCGTCTCCGTGGTCGCAAGGGGCAGAAGATCGTCGCTCTATTTAACCCTATATCGGAGGATCACTGGATCAAGAAAAAGATATTTGATACCGAGACATTGACCGAGGTGGACAATCATCTGTACGGGAAGCTCAAGGATAGCGTAACGGGTAAGATACTGCCAAAGGAATATTCCGAGGTAGGAAGGAAATGGGTCAATTCCGATCGGACCATATACAATCCAAGAAAAAAGACTTACGAGACGCACCGCCCGGATATGGTTATCATCAAGTCCACCTATCTTAATAATTTCTGGGTCGTAGGGTCTCCTGATGGCACGTATGGCTTTTATGACGCTCAGACGATAGCGGATTTCGAGAGGGATAAGGAAAGGGATTACGCTTATTATCTGATATACGCCTTGGGCGAGTGGGGCACGATAAGGACGGGTGGCGAGTTCTTCCACGCCTTCGACCCCGCCAAGCATAAGGGCAAGTGCCCATATGTCAAGGCTCCCGTGCATATATCGATAGATAACAACGTCCTGCCTTATATCTCCATCTCTTTTTGGCAGGTTGAGACCGGGGATATAACGAGGATAAGGCAGATTCACGAGGAAGCCCCGTCCGATCCGTTCAACACGGTCACCAAGGCCGCAGAGATCACGGTCAAGTACTTGGAGGAGATCGGTCACGATGACATGGTATATTTGTATGGTGACGTATCTACCAAGGCGGGTAACACGATCGATGAGGATAAGAGGTCTTTTTTCGATAAGTTCAAGGAAGGCATAGACAAGAGATTCCGTAGCGAGGACAGGTTGCCTAGGTCGAACCCTTCCGTATCCATGACCGGGGAGTTTATCAACGCAATATATTCAGGAGATATAAAAGACGTGTCCATCATGATTGACGAGAGTTGCGATACGTCGATAAACGATTATATCACCGTAAAAAAGGATGTCAACGGGGCGATGCTCAAGCAGAGGGTAAAGGACAAGATTACGGGTCAATCTTACGAGAAGGCCGGTCACCTTAGCGATGCCAAGCGTTATTTTGTCACGGAGATATTAAAGGATAGGTATACGTCTTTCTCGCTAAGAAGAAGGCACAATAAAAATAAGGAGGAGGATATGAGATATTACGATCACGTAAAATTGGATATATCGAACGCCACGAGGATAGTCTATGTGGCGGTCAATCCTGACGGGCTTGCGGGTATGGCAAAGGTGGCATTGATGGACGGGAAGGCGTACGTTCTGGATGCCTCGTTGAGGGATATCACGGAGGCTGGGGTTCTAAGGGATTTCTTGCGCCCTATAGGATGGAGTGATGTCGTGTTTGAGAGCGACAAGGCTTATTTCCCTATCGCTAGGGAGATAAGGGAGACCGGGGGGTGCGATATAAGGATAAGAAGGAGGGCCTCTGATACAAGATTGAGGATATCCGCCCATTCTGAGACTGTGAGAGATCTGTTTTATTTTCTTGACAATTACGAGGAGAAGGATGATTATCTGTCGTTTGTCGAGAATATGCTAGATTATGGGGGCAAGGATGGAGGGGAGTCGCTGTGTTGCCTATCCGCTATAGCGGAGATTTTGGTACGAAACAATATTTAAAACGAATATATTATGGGTTTGTTTGATTTTTTCAGGAAAGAGGATAAGGTGGCGAATGTGCCCGATCGTCCTCCAAGGTCGAGAGGACTCGTGGATTTGTCCGGTTATCTGGGGGTGTTCAGCCCCTATACCTGTTCCGGGAATTTTATCGAGGCTTTCGAGACCATGGGAGAGGTCTTTTTCCCCGTGGATTTCTTGGCTAGCAGGATAGCGGGCGGCAATTATCAATTAAAATTGGCTAAGGATGATTCCGTGGTGTTCAATAACGAGGAGATGAACCGTTTTTTTAGCGATCCTAACCCTTTATTCTCGTTCGAGGATTTGGTTAAGATGTTCTTTGTCTATAAGTATGTGACAGGTAATGGATTCTGGCAGGCCTCCCCGTCTGTAGGGGGGATAAAGCCTAAGGAGCTATGGAAATGGTGCGATACCTATTGGGTCTTGCCAAGTGATCAGGTCGTGATAAACAGCCCGATGTCCATTCCCTTGTTCCAGCCGTCAACAAAGGAGGATATAATCAACAGCTATCGTATTTCCACCAGCTCGGGACTTATGGATATAGACCCGTCTCTGGTCATCCACTACAAGGATATAAATATGCGATTGAATAGCTCATACCTAAAGGGACGTAGCAGGTTGGAGACCCAACGTTATCCTATCGCCAACTTGGTCGCCGTGTACGAGGCAAGGAATGTCATATACGTTAAAAGGGGGGCCTTGGGATTGCTGATAAGCAAGAAATATGACGCTGATGGTTCCCTTCCTCTCACCGACAAGGAGAAGAGAAACATAAGGAAGGAGTGGAATGACAATTATGGGTTGACTAATGACAGGTCCCAGATGAGCATAGTGGATGTCCCTACGGAGTTCGTGAGGATAAACATGTCCATCCAAGAACTTATGCCTTTCGAGGAGACTTTGGCGGACGCTATACAGATAGCCGGTATATATGGTATACCTTCAGTGCTGATTCCACGCAAGGATATGGCCAAATACGACAATCAGGATATCGCCGAGATATCCGTTTATTCCAATATCGTTATTCCTGAGGCCCGGAAATTCTGCCGATCGATGACCTCCTTTCTTGGCCTTGATAAGTCCGGCATGTATATAGACGTGGATTTTAGTGGCGTAAGCGTATTGCAAGTACGTGATAAGGATATGGTAGAGAAGAGGCGTATCGTATCGGAGAAATGCCAGAAGGAATTCATGGGAGGCGTATTGACGTTGAATGACTGGAGAGCGCAGATAGGGGAGAGCAAGGTAGGGAACCCCTTGTATGACAAGTTGGTTTACGATATGTCTACCGAGGAATTGGCCTTGGTCAAGGAGATCATATCCTTAGCTAGGTCTGGCGGTCCATCAAGGAGCGTCTCATCCTCTTCTGGAGGGACTTCTGATAATAAAAAACCGTCCGACGAGGGCGATGACGATAGGGGTGATGTTGATGATGATAAAAAATGATTCTATAGTTTTGCTTTTTAATATATTAACCCTATATTTGTAGGACATAACAAAAAAGAAATTAGAGCCTGAGAGCCATACCCGGCGGGAGTCGTATCCTGCGGGGTATGGCTCTTTTTATTTATACCGACATGGAACCGTATAGAAGCATATTATTTAAGACCAAGTCCACGGACGTGGATGAGAAAGGAATAGTCAAGGTGGCCGTTAATGGTATCGGGATAAAGGACAGCGACGGCGATATATCGTCTCCCGGTTCTTTCTCCAAGACGCTCCAAGAGAATTTCAACAGGTGCAAGTGGTTTCTCAACCATGACAAGACCAAGCTTCTTGGCTGCCCTATAGAGGGAGTGGAGGAGGATGGCAATCTGGTCATGACCGGGCAGATCAATCTAAAGAAGCAGATAGGCGTAGAGACGCTGGAGGATTACAAGCTATACAGGGATCATGGCAAGACCTTGGAGCATTCCGTGGGCGTCAGGGCCGTGAAGCGGGATTCCAATAACCCGGCTATCGTTAAGGAGTGGTTCTTGGGCGAGTATAGCACGCTGACCCATTGGGGTGCTAATCCTCAGACATTCTTGATGGATATAAAGGAATTGAGGGGTAGTGACTTGAGAGATCATATAAATATGATGCGTGACGCTTTAAATAAGAGATATAGCGGAGATAAGCTCAAGGCTCTTGAGGCTAACATATCTATCGTAGAGAAAGCGTTGATCGGATCTAATATAGTACAGTGCCCTCATTGCGGGCTGGCTTTCGATTATGGGTCAGTACCGGAACACACGTTGGAGAGCCAAGTGATCGATGCCGTCGGTGACTATTCACGATGGATAACGGAGGATGTGGTATATCAGGAGATGGAAAAGATCAAGCCGGAGTTACAAGACCGTATCTTGGAGATAATCAACTCCAAGAAATCCGTTGATGATTTCGCCTCTTATGTCCGCTGCCCTAAATGTTATTCCAGAATATATAGAAGCAACACCCTTATATCTGAGCCGGAAGACTCCACTCAGATAGAGAAACATAAAGCCGCTAGATGCACTTTAGGGTCTCTAGGTGATCTTATTAATAACAATTAATTAATTTATTTATGTTGAAGAAAGGTTTTTATGAGAATTTAGGAGGTCTCGCTATCATGGCGTTGACCTTGGTGGTTTTTGCCGTTATCGCATGCGTAGGCGATCCGGCCTATGCCTTGGCGGTTGCGCCGGTATTGTCCTTCTCCGGTTTCGCCAAGAAGGAGAGTGAGTTGAGTGACGAGGAGAAACAAACGCTTGGGACTATCGAGAAGATGGTCAACAAGTGTCTGGAGGATTACGGATCTAATGTCATAGACAGGAAGGAGTACGAGGAGACGATGTCCGAGATTAGCGAGAAGCTTAAATCTCTAGGTTCCGGTAATAACAATAAGGAAGTCACGGAGATTCGTGATATCATCAAGTCCATGGGCAAGGAGATTGAGCAAATGAAGGGGCGTGGCATCACCTTGGGGGGGGATAGCCCTCTTGAGAAAAGTATCAATGAGTTCCTTGACTCTGAGAAATTCAAGCAATATGTAGATGGTAAGACGAAGTCCTCCGGGAATTTCCATTTGGATTTGAAGGACGTGGTCAGTATGACGGATAGTTATACGGGCAATATCTTGATCAGTCAGCAGCAAAACAGGGTCGTTACGCAGGTAAGCGAGAAAAAGATCAATTTCCGTAATCTCATGAGCGTCGATCAGGGTGATCCTGCCTTCCCGATGTTGACATGGCAGTTGATCTACGACTTGGATCGTAACGCCACTTTCGTGTCCGAGAACGGGCGGTTATCCCAATCATCCTTCAAGTTAAAGGAGGAGAGCTCGGAGGTTAAGCGTGTCGGTACCTTCCTCTATTTGTCCAAGAGATTGCTCAAATCTAGGGTATATGTTCGCTCATGGTTGATCAATCGCTTATCCTCATGGGTAAGGATGGCCGAGGATTTCCAGATCATGTTCGGTGATGGAACGGGTGATAACCTGAAAGGTATCACCAAATACGATGGTGTTAAATGCGTATCCGATATCATAACCGACGCGGTTGTCAGCGGAGAGGCCGGATCTATCAAGGGAGCGAGAAGCTACAATGGCGGAAAAGCCACTATCGTGGAGTTTACCAACCCGCAGGACAAGATCGTCGACGGCCAGAAGATTAAGATAGAGGGTGTAACCACGTTTACGGCTTTGAACGACACTTTCAACGTCCATAAGATGAATGATCGGGAGATCATGGTCGAGGTTGCTTATACGGGCTCAGGGGTGTTTACCTCCGCTACTTTCGAGGTGAAGAATAATTTCTTCAACACCGTCGCATCCCCGAACCTAGGGGACGCTGTCAAGGCCATCTTCGGTGTCATGACGTACGCTGAGTATACCCCGAATATGATCGCCATGAACCCATCCACCTTGTTTGAGATCGAGACCTTGAAGGATACGTCCGGTCGGGACTTGAATCTCGTGACGTTGGTGAACGGCGTGAAATACGTGGCCGGAAGACCCGTTGTCGAGACCACTTGTATCATGCCGGGGTATTATTTCGTAGGGGACATGGTTAACGGGGCCTCCTTGGTGGATTATACCTCTATCAATATCGAGTTCGCCGATGATATCGAGAGCCGATTGAAAAACCAGACGGCGGTGATCGTGGACGAGGAGGTTATCATGCCGGTATACAACCCGTGGGCGTTCGCCTATGGCAAGTTATCCGACGTATTGACCGCTATCAAGAAATCCTCTTAATACATAATGACATGAGGGTTTCTATAATTATAACGGGTGAGGAGCTGGAGGTCGACAAGGTCATTCAGGAGAATTCCATACGAAAGGAGCTTGGCATGATCGATATATCCTCAAAGACGCCGGTTGGGACAAGAAAGAGAATCCCGGACACGGATACCAAGACATCCGTCTTCGGGGACTCGAAAATGTCACTTGATAAAGATAAATAGCGATGATAATAGACAATGCGTACTTCAAGGGAGACCTTAGGATACAGGGACTCGTGATACCGGAGGACGGGGGATTCTCCAATGAGGCTTCCAATGCCATATCGGAGAACGTGGTATGGTATATCGAGACCTACGGGGACGAGTACCTCGTCTCGCTCATGGGAGGATATTATGACTCATTCGTCGATTACGCCGATAATGGCAGGAAGGGAAACGACATGTTTGATTATATCCTAGGGATATTGAGATCGAATAGGTCTCCCATGGCTATGTATGTCTATTTTCATTACCAGAGAAACGAGACGCTAATATCCGTATCCTCCACGTCCGATGACGTGGACGTGAGGCGGATATTGGTGCATACCTCCCGGATGATGACCCAAGCTTGGAATAATATGGTGGATATCAACATCGGGATATCGGATCGCGTAAGGGAGTCTTTCAAGGAGGACATGGATATTGACAGGAATATATTGACCCATATAAATGAGATGAATATATGAATGTCTTGGTGGATATATTCAGGGATATCGTCGCTGGCGTTTCAAAAGACGTTGGGTATATGGTCAATTACCAATTCGGTGATTGGCAATATATGGCCAAGACGCTTTCCGCCATGGGGAAGGCACCCGTAACGGCGGGAAGGAAATATCCTATGATAGGGTTATATTCCCCGTTCGACGAGGACAAGTCCAACCCTTCCTTAACGTCCGTGAGCCTTTCCTTGATAATAGCCGTGAATACGTTGGGGAATTATACCAATGAGGAGCGATTGGAGAAGTCCTTCAAGGCTACGTTGTATCCGGTATATGACAGCCTTATAAGGAGGATATCCAACGATCGCAAGTTTGATATAGGCCCCGGGGCGATAGTATCCCATGTGAAGACCGATAATTTCAGGTATGGAAGGGCTGGCGTGTATGGCGAGGGGAAAAGCGAGTTCGACGATCGCATAGACGCTATTGATATTAAGGATTTAAGATTAAATGTAAAAAATATAACATGTAGATAATTATGGCAGTAAAAATGTTCAGGGACTGCGGTTCCGAGATTTTCAATACCGGCACGAGCAAGTGTCCGTTTGTTCCCGACTATATCAAGGCGATCATACTCACTCCGGTAGGTATGACGTTCAAGATATCCGATTTTGACACGAAGCTGGGAGAGTACGCCCACGCCGATCGTCCGAACCGTGTCTATCCGATCTCGACGATCGCTGAGTACGCCACTTCCGGAGGCGAGGCCCAGACATCCGCTACCGGTTATGGCTCGTCCAAGATCACGGGTTATAGCGAGCTTGTCGAGACTTATACGATGAACGATTATGACGAGGGCTTACGAACCAATCTCATGAAGCTCAAGAACGAGAGCATGAGGGTGATCTTCATCGACAAGAATAATGTCGTATATGGAGAGAAGACCGATACGGAAAGTGATTTCAGGGGATATGAGCTCGGTGCCGTTTATCCGGGTGGACAGAGGTTCAAGAGTTCCGGAGAGAACGCATCGCTTACGATCAATCTCGTTTATAAGGATGTTGAGAAAGCATGGATGAACGCTATATCTTTCACTAGCGATATCGATATCTTGGACGAAGCGAAGGGATTGGTCTGGGTGGATGTCAAGAAATTACCCGAAGGAGAGAATAAGTTTAAGGTGGTGGAGCATTACGGAGGTTTTGACCTTACCGAGATGTACGGGACGTTGTTAGGTAACTCCTCTGTATGGAATAACGCTTCTGCGGCTACTTATAACGCTGATGACGGCACTCTTACTTTGACCCCTTCATCCGGCACTCCCGCGCTCAAGAGGCCATCCGAGTTATACGCCGAGGACGTTAAAGGAATAGAGCAATGGTCATAAACGGGGTATCGTTCAATGATGAGGCTTGTCTCGGTATGGGAAGGAAGGCTTTCGTGAAGGCTCACGAGGGATCTTTCTTCCTTGACCGGGGAATGGCGGATCGAAGGAGGATACTATGTGACGCTTATGATATAATGGAGAGGAACCATGGGGACGATAGCGGGAGTGGCGAACGCCGTGAGGACGCTGGAGAAGAACTTCTGGCCAGAGGTTACGAACAGCTTGAGGGAGAGCGAGGGATTGATCCATGACTTGATCACTGATCAACTCATGTCCGGGTTAGACGAGAACAAGGAGCCTTTGAAGCCTACCTATCTGGATGACCCGTATTTCGTGGAGACGACGAAGACCCCAAAGGCGGCGAGGGCCAAGGCCAGATGGTACAAGGCGATGAAGGAAAGCATAACCCCGCCTAGGTCCTCCGACATACTCCATCTTCCGCCACGAGACCCTAACACCCCCAACCTTATCATACGAGGCGATTACCACGCCAGTATAACGCCGATCGTGCAAGGCGGCAAGGATGGTGGCAAGATAGTCACGAGATCCATCGGTTTCTATGCCGGTGACGACGCTTTAGAGAAGAAATACGGCCCCGGTCATCTGGGTTTGACCCCGGAGGCTAGGGCTTATTTGATTGAGGAGCGGGTTGTTCCCGCGTTGGATAAGTTATTCAAGAAATACGGGTTCAAATGATAAAGCCGTGCAATTGCGCCTCGCAGAACAAGGCGATGGCCACATACGAGAACATAAGGAGGCTGGCTATCAAGATGGCCGTTTCCGATAAACGCATTTACGTGCTTATCCGTAAAACGGATGGCACGTTTGCCTTCGAGCCTTTAGATGCCATGGTATCTAAAGGCGATATTGTTGAATATATCCATTATTTATAAATAGTATGGCGAATATATACACGACATGCGACGAGATACCCTTATGCAAGTTCATCGAGATGTACAAGGGAAATCTTAACGCCCTTATAAAAGGAGGGAGGACCAAGCCCACCGATGGGGAGTTAAGGAAAGCGGCGATGGGGCTTATTGACGAGTATTCCGTTATAACCGGGAACAAGAATATCGCTATCGAGATAGAGGATCGGTCAAGGGCGGTAGATTGCAATATCAAGCTTATCCTGTTGGAGTCTGCGGATCATTTGATGGACGCTATGATGTACGCTGACGCTTCGGATATTCTTGGCAGGGTAGGTATCCGCATGCCGGAGGAGCCGGGAGAGCAAGATCTGATCGTCGCTAAAAAGAGAATCCAGTCCAAGATGTCGCAGGTGAAATATAACCTGAGCGTTCTGGATAGGAACAAGTCTAAGGTGGTAGACCCCAAGGATAAAGATTTCACCCGTGAGAGAATGATCGTGTCCACCTATTTCAAGATGCGTATCGATCCTGACACGTTCACCGCTGCCGAGTACGGGAATATGATAAGGATTATGTTTAACCAATTAGAGGACATGAGGAATTATGGCGGGAAACGAGACTAAGATCACTGATATAGTAGGGAAAGAGGCGTTTGATCAACTGGAGCGTCTGGATAGGAAATTAGCGGATACGCAGAATGTCTATATCGGGTTGGTAAAAGAGATAGGGAAAGGGTTGACGATAAATCCCTCAAGCTTGTCAGAGTTGAACGCCAAGATCGAGGAGTACAAGAAAAATGTATCAGCGCTTAAAAGCACGATTGACACTCTCAATAAGACCAATGACCAGTACAAGAGAAAGATTGATGAGCTGATAGAGGTTAACAAGAGATATGCGGAAGCGGCTGGGAAAGTTCAAAATAGTTTAGATCAATCATCCTCTTCCGTAGCCAAGGAATCAAACGCTATCTCGGAGAACATGAAAGCCAAGCAACAAGAGGTTGTCATAAGTCAGGAATTGAAGGGACTCATTGACCAGACATTGGGATCTAGGGAGGAGAATATACGCAGGGTCGCTCAAGAAAGGACGATATTGGCCCAACTATCCAAGGAGAAAAGCCAATTGAATAAAATGGAGAAAAGCGGGGCTATCTCAACTAAAGATGCCGTGCAAAAGAGGCAGGATCTGGTAAGGTCTGAATTGCTTCATCGAGAATCCTTGAGAGAGCTGTTGAACATTCTTACGAATGAGACAAAAATGATCAACTCGGCCAACGATAGTTATCAAGAGCAATCGTTGCAATTGGAGAGGCTGAGAAAGGCATATCGGATGCTTTCCACGGAAGCCGCTAACAGCAAGTTAGGAGTAGAGTTGCAAAAGAATATAGCGGCTTTGGACACTCAGGTAAAATCTGTTGATAAAAGTCTGGGACAGCATCAGAGAAACGTGGGTAATTATGTCTCCACTTGGGATGGAATGGGAAGCGCAATCAATCAATTAACCCGTGAGTTTCCAGCATTCTCGGTATCGCTCCAGACCGGCTTTCTCGCTATCTCTAACAATATCCCTATATTGGTAGACCAAATATCTCGGATAAGGAAGGAGAACGCCGCCTTAAGGGAGGAGGGATTGAAAGGTGTTCCCGTGTGGAAGCAGATAGCTAAGTCCGCTTTGTCTTGGAATACCTTGTTGTCGGTTGGTATAACTCTACTTACCGTATATGGTAAGGATATCTTTGAGTGGGGTAAAAACTTATTGTCATCCTCTAGCTCGGCTAAGGCCGCTTCGGAAGCCCAGAGAGACTTGAATTCATCCACCGGGGATTATGCCAAGGCTTTAAAGAACTCGACATCATCATATGGGGAGAATCTTGTAACATTACGCAACCTGCAAGCGGAATGGAATAATTTAGGAGATAATCTCAATAAGCAGAAGCAGTTTATCATTGATAACGCCTCTGAGTTTAAGAAATTAGATGTGTCAGTTACGGATGTTAATGACGCAGAGAATCTGCTAGTAGATAATACGGAGGCCTTTATTAATGCTATGTCATTAAGGGCACAAGCGGCAGCTGCGCAAAAATTAGCTCAAGAAAAATACACAGAAGCGTTACAAAAGGAAATCGAGGCTGAAAACAGAAGAAAAAATCCTACGTTTTGGGATAGGTTTGATCTTACAAAGGTATTAGATCCAACAGCTCAATCTCTATTATTTTTGACTGATAGATTTGAAGTCTTTTACAATACGTCAGATGAAGCTTTAGCTAAAGCCGGCAAAGCGGCTGATTCTATAGAAAAGGAAGGTAAGGAGGCTGAAAAGGCGGGAAACATATATCTGAATGCTATGCTTAAATTGAGAGAGGAAGAAAATAAAATATTAGGCAATTCCGATATTCAACTATACTCTAACGAGGAGAAACTTAAACGACAGCAGGAGCAAATAGAACGAGAGGCCAAGCGTAGGGAGAAATTAGAGATGGAGGCCGAACGGAATATTCAGGAGGCTCGTCTTAATGTGATGGATGAGGGGTATAAGAAAGACCGTCTTCTCTTGGAGCAATCTTTCCAAAAACGTATCGATGACGTAAAGACGAAAGGCGTAAGGGTTAATGAGCAAATCGAGGCTATTGAGGCTGAGAGAAGTAAGAAGTTGGCGGAATTCGACCGTAAGATCTCGGAGCAAAGGGCTAATGAGGAGGCTCAAAATCGTCTTGCGATTGCGGAAAAGGGAAGTTTGCAAGAGCTTGACGCTCGCTTGGATATATTGCAACTACAAAAGGATAAAGAATTAAGAGAGGCGGACAAAACAGGCCAAGACAGGGCGTTGATAGAGGAAAAGTATCTAAAGCAAATAGAGACTCTATACAATGATTACGGAAAAAGTCTTATGTCTACGGAGCAGTCTCAGAACGAGATACTCCTTTCTCAAAGACAGATAGAGATAAACGAAGAGCTTAATGCCTTGACTAAACAATATGAGCAAGGGATTATCAAGAAAAAAGAGTACGAGAAACAGAAATCGGATCTGGAGCATCAGTATGCTATGGAGTCATTACAAAGTCAATTAAGTATACTTGAATCAAATCTGTATTTGTTTGAAGGCGATGAGAGGTTAGAGAAAGAGAAGGAGATCGCTCGCCTCCGTGTTCAGTTATCGAAAGAGACCAGTGATAAAATCATAGAGGATGCCAAACGAGAGGAAGAGGAACGAAAAAAAGTAGAACAGGCTAAAAAGCGCTTGATACAAGAATCGATCTCTGCTATCATATCAATCGGTAATTCATTATTCCAGCGTCAAATAGATAATGTAGATGCGGAAATAGAGGCCAACCAAGAGGAGTATGACGCTAAGGTTGAGACTATAGACGCTCTTGCCGAGAAGGATATAATAACGACAGAGGAGGCCGAGGCACGCAAGCGTGCGGCGGAGGAAGAGACCAGCCGCAAGAACAAGGAACTGGAGAAGAAAAAAGCTGAGTTGCAGACTAGACAGGCCAAGTTCCAAAAGTCTATAGATATAGCTCAGACTATTGCGGCCACGGCACGGGCGATAATGGTAGCTTACAAAGAAGCGGGACCTATCGCTGGAGCTATCTTTGCAGCAATGATAGCGGCTACCGGAGCCGTGCAACTCGCCACGATCATAGCCCAACCCATCCCCAAATACGCCCATGGTACCGACAATCACCCCGGCGGTTTGGCTATCGTTGGCGATGGAGGCCGTAGCGAGGCGGTATTGGTAGGAGATAAAGCGTACATCACCCCGGATAAGCCCACCCTGCTATCATTGCCTGCGGGAGCCGAGGTCGTTCCGGATCTCAATGATCCTGCTTTCCTTAGCCGCTTCGTGGATAACACGTATTGGCTTACCCATAACAAGAAAGGCGAGCCGGTTCAGATCGTCAATAATTTCGACGCTGAAGGGATAATAAGGGCTAATAATGAGATAAAAAAGGAGATAGGCAAGCTATCTAAAACCATATCCAAGAGTAGCAAGAATATCGATTTCGAGAATTACAAGAGATCAAGGATGAATTGAGCGTAAAACTTGCTTTTCTTATTCTTTCTATCTATATTTGCTGGACATACAAGAAGACAGTAGAGCCTAAGAGCCATACCCGATAGAGTCACGTCTATGGGGTGTGGCTCTTTTTGTTTTTACTGGTCAGCCTACCACAACAGGCTAGGAAGATTTTGGGCGACAGCGGTCGCTAACAGCCTCCTTGATACGATGTGTTGTGGCTCGTGTCGGGGAGGCTTTTTCATTAAGAGGTGCCAAAGTAATCAAAATAACAAAGTCGTTTTGATCTTGTGGCTAAAATTGCGGGAGAAAATATTTTGAACAATTAAAATTTTAAGATATGGAAGCAATTAAAATTTTTGAGAACGATCGTTTCGGTGAAGTGAGAGTAGCCGGGACAAGTGAGAATCCTTTATTTTGCCTTGCGGATGTTTGCAAAATTTTAGGATTGCGTGTAGACGCTGTACAATCAAGACTGACGGATGCCCCCATTCGGATTGGGGTCACCGATTCGATTGGTAGAGAACAACAAATGAATTTTGTCAATGAAAAGAACCTCTACAAGGTAATCATGCGATCCGACAAGCCGCAAGCCGAACCATTCCAAGACTGGGTATGCGGAGAGGTTCTCCCTTCCATCCGTAAACATGGAGCGTAAATCAAGCAATATAGAATATTTTTAATAGCTAAAAACTTAATAATATGGATAGTTTAGTATTTAAAGGCAATAATGGGCAAGTTGTTACTAATAGCTTGCTAGTGGCGGAGAAGTTTGGGAAAAGACATGCGGATGTAATTCGCTCAATCGAAAATTTACTAAAATCTTCTGATGAAGAACTGAACGCAAAAATGCGTTTAGCTTTTGTATCAAGCACTTATGAGGATTCTACCGGGAAAAGCAATCCTGTATACATTATGAATAGAAAAGGATTCTCTATCCTTGTTATGGGATATAACGGGATTAAGGCTCTAAGGTTTAAGAATGATTTTTATGACGCTTTCGAAGAAATGGAGAAAGCGTTGAAAGAGCAAAGCAAACCTCTTTCATCCGCACAGATGTTTGCCATGCAAGCTAACATCAACTTGGAATATGAGAACAGGATATCCAATGTGGAAAAACGAATAGAAGCGATAGAACAAGAACGAGAAGAAAATGGAAAACTCCTTTTGGCTATTCCTGTTTCAACGGAAAAGATTCCGGAAATGAGTTTAAGAGATAAGATCAGACAGATGGTTAATAGATACTCTTCCGCCCAGAATGTGAAACAACAAGATGTTTGGCGCAAGATATACGATCAATTGTACTATCTATATCATATATCTATTCGTAGCTATAAGAAGAAAAATGGAGAGTCTAATTTGGATATAGCGGAGAAGCATCGTTTTATTGAGTATATCTACAATATTATCTCCAATATGATCAGAGAGAAAGGGGTTGCTTGATTATTATGGTTGCTCAAACAAAATATAGACATGATTTGGTTTAGTTTTCATAATCCTCCCTCATGTCGTGAGACAGCAAGGGGAACGACAAAGGGCGTGAGTAATCACGCCCTTATCAAGATCTATCAAGTAATGTATTAATCAAATGAAGTTAACTTGTGATAGATCTTTTGCGAATGCCTGTACCGATCTTTGAATTTTTTCTACAGTATTATGAGACGGAGTCCTGTGGCCTGTCATATAATGACTCAATTGCCCTTTGTTAATCCCTGTTATACGGGATAATCCAGCCAAAGAGAACGCCTTAGAGAAATATGACAAGAATGAGGCCATGTCATAGACGAAATCGAAATCGACTTCTTCAAATGCTTTTCCCTCTTTCTCATAATATTTTTTTGTATCCTCGTATCCTCCACGGAAGACCTTGATAGCTTCTTCCGCGGTTTGTCCGGTGCCTGTCACCATATAATCCATATCGTCTGCGTCCATATAGACGCTATAAGTACCATCATTAGCCCTCTCGATGATAGCTTTTACCTTCCTTCCTACACTCATCACAGAAGTTTTTTTTATTGTTTATGAATAATATAAGAGATGGCGGGTTAAATACCCGCCGCCTTCCTGATCGCTTTTAATGTGCCGGTCGCAACCTCTTGCTTCTCGTGGTTGCTCATCTGGAATGTTTTCCCTGTCTTCGGGGAGTACCACAAGGGATGCCCCGCTTGCTGTTCGCCGGTATCGTAACACCCGGCTTTCTTTACCAATCTTTCCAGTTCATTGTACTTCATTTGTTTATTTGATTAATACGATGCAAAGATACTTGTTTGAGTATCATTCGCAAAATATTTACGACGAAATGATATTCAAATTAGTATCATTTAACAATGGTAGCTCATAAAAATCCCCTCCAGAGCCTTTTGGGTGGAGGGGATTTGAGGGTGGGGCTATTTAGTATATTTATTTATTTCTTCTAAAATCAAATTATAAGCTTTTTGAATCTTTTTAGCGGCTTTCTCTTTTACTTCGAAATCAACATAACCATCTGTAAAATAAACTCTAATATCTGTCACAAGTTTATCTTTAAAGAAGTAAGAGTCACCCGCATATGTAGGTTCTATGGATGAAATAGTCATACCTGAAACAATATTAGTCCTTGACACATAGGAATCTATTGATAATAATTCATAAACTTCTCCATCAGAAGTTTTTATCATTATCTTATCATCGCTGCCTATAACATTCCCTTGGTTGTACAACGACATAGATAATAATATATCGCCACTATTTCTGCATTTGAAAAAAACACCAGCTCCATCCGTAAGCCTTTGTTTTATTGGCACTATGGAGGTCTCTATATTTGCTTTACCAGAAAATGTATCAATTTCGCTTTTTTTAATTTTTTGGCCAAAACATTGTATAGAAAAAAAGGCTGCAAGTAATATATACAAGTACTTCATAAATAATTTATTTAAATAGTTCAGATTTCTTTTCATCGGACACAAGTTTCTCTTTTATTTTTTCTATATCGAGAACCGAAATAAAGTCCTCTATCTCTTCTGGTGAAGCAAACACCCAATAAATGGTTTCGTCTATATATCTATTAGATGAAGAAGTTGCTTTTTTTAGAAATGTAATAATATGTCTTCCGTCATCTAATACGAGAAATCTAGGCTGTAGCCTGTGTCCAAAAGAGAAAAACCATTTAGATCCATACCAGCATATAGTAGATGATGGCAATTTAAAATCCATATCTTTAGACATGTCTGTAACATTATTATCTTTAGCTATTTGAGACCATTCATTAAATTTATCCTTTATGGCCAATAATGTTCCTTTTAAGTCTTCTATATCAGAGCTACTAAATTCTAACATTGCTTTTGTATTGTCATTTTTGGCTGGGACTTGAATATAGATAGAGAATTTTTCTTTTTTTATTTCACTGGCTTCTATATCAAATTTTTTATTCCAATAAGAAGAATAATATTCTCCTACCAATTTTTCTGCAAATACCGACATAGATAGCATTAAAAGAAAGTTAAGTAAAATAAATTTATTCATGACTTGATTTAGTTTAATTAATGATGGGACAAAGATAGATAATAGTGTTAACAAAAGCAAATAGTATAGGAGAAAATTACATGTTCGATAACATATTTCTTAATTTAAGTAGTACTTACCTTGCCAACGCAGTATATCTCCTATGCGACTTGCAGTATATATTAGATGACAAAGTAAGTAGTATTGTCATTCCACCTTAATCTTTAATGGATATCCGCAGTTAGGGCATTTATACCCTCCATTATTCTCTTTTTGTACTTCAGAAGGGGAGGCGAATAGCTGCCACATGGGAACATCTAAAGCTGTGGCGATCTTTTCCAATGTGGTAGTAGTCAATGATTCAGCAGATACCATTTGTTTAACGGCTGAAAGACTTACATTCATTTTGTCGGCTAATTCTTGCTGTGTCATCCTTTTTTCTTTCAATAGTTCCTTAATTCTCATAATGTTATAAATTAAATTATAGTACAAAAATAATCTTACCGTTTAAAATGTACAGTGTTTGCTATCTTAATTAATCTTAACGTGATAGTATTTTCTACCTAAATACTTTGTGTGGTACAGGAAACACTATACTTTTGCATCATCAAAATAAAACAACAGTACAATGGCAACACAGAAATATAACAAGAGTGAGATCATGAAGGAAGCACATAAGATCTATAGAGAGTGCAAAATATACGGACGTACATTCGGCTCGTGCCTTAAACAGGCTTGGGGATCGGCGAAAGCGATGGTGCAGCTTGCGGAAAAACGTGCGGCGTTTGCTAAGGATCTTGCGGAGAGATCCCATAATGTAAGACTTACTCATGTCGGTATGGCTAGCCTTTATGCTAACAGGGTTTATTCGGGTGATTGATAACTATACATTAATAATATAAGGATATGGAAACGATAGAAGTATTGAAGAACGTACAAAGGATTGCGTTGGAGTGTATGATCGGAAAGAAACCGGTACATATAAACGTAGGCGTTATGCCGGAGACGGGCGGTTTATGCGTTACCGTACAGGATAGATCTCACGAGGTGGTCTACATGGAGATATTCAATGACTGGATGCCGGATCACAAGGAATGGAATAAAAAGACCTACGATAGGTTCATGAGTGTAATTAGCGACATGACTTGCGTAAGGCTTGCGGGATAACTCGAACGACGGGGAGAGGATCGGAAGTAGATGCCCCTCCGGTAATATCGCCGGAGGGTTTGAAGGGATTTTCAACAACAAATATATTAAGATCATGAAAGAATTAGTATTTAAAGGCGATAATAATCGCATTTTCACGAACAGCTTATTGGTCGCTGAGAAGTTTGGCAAATTACATAAAGATGTAATGAGAGCGATAAAAGCATTATTGACATCGGCGCAAAATTGCGCCAGTCTCTTCATAGAGTCTGAATATCCAGACAATTATGGACGTATGCAGCCAATGTATATTATGAATCGTGATGGATTTACATTATTGGTTATGGGCTTTACTGGTGATAAGGCCCTTCAATTCAAGTTAGATTATATTGAGGCTTTCAACCGTATGGAAGAGCAGATCAAGACTGGAGGTTCCCAGATTCCACAATCTTTCTCGGAGGCGTTGATGTTGGCGGCCAAGCAGCAAGAGCAGATAGAACAGGCAAATAGAACTATCAGCAAGCTCCAGCCCAAGGCCGATTTCGCGGACAAGGCTTTCGAGACCTCGGACAAGGTTGATATCGGTATGGCTGCGAAGATATTGAAATTAGGGTTCGGAAGAAACATCCTCTTCAAGAAGCTTAAAGAAATAGGCGTGTTCTTCTCCAACCGGAACGAGCCAAAACAGAAGTACATCAACGCCGGGTATTTCGAGATGACCGAGAAGTTTATTGAGAGGGAGAATCATCCGGGCTTTGTCGTGACGAAGGTACTCGTAACCCAGAAGGGGCTGGCTTACATAAACCATCTTCTGGGAGGTGATCCCGGTGACGGTAAGATTACTAGGATTGTTTGAAAGATCCCCTTCCTTGACTATGCCAAGTATAAAATGTGACCTAAATAGATTAGATGTACGGATTAAGTACATATACCCAAGACTTTAACATTTTGTGACTTGAAAATAATTGTGGAATATTAAAAGATTGATTGAATATGAAAGAAAATGAGATTAAAAGCATTATCGTGAAAGCCGACGGTAACGAGATCAAGGTTGATCATGCGCATGAGTTGGTAATAGGGAACTTGACCATAACCCCGGAAATGATGAGAGAGATAAAGAGTATGTCCACTTGCCTGTTCTCTAAGGATATGGACGATATGATAGATACGCTCATCAATTTGAGTTGCGAGGGTAATTACGAGGACGGGTATATCATGGACAAGATGAGGGCCGTGTCATGCGTAAGGGATTTCTTGCGGGTGATCGAGAAAGATAAGACGATTGATTAGTTGATATTATCTTAATAGTCATTATCTTTGTGACAGAGCCAAAGAGCCGTACCGGAGACGTATTTGTCCCCGGGCGGCTCTTCTTATTTATATGCGTATGATAAAAGCGGTGTTATTAATAGGAGGGAAGAGATACGACGTGACGGATCACCTCAAGAACTGGGAGGACGTGGAGATATCGGCTAAGAGAAAGGATCTTGGCGGTGTCGTTCGCTCCTTCTCGAACAAGTTCGAGTTCGTGAAGGGGGCATATGACCTTCTGGAGGCCGAGTATCTGTCCAATTACACAAGAGCCTCGGCCATATTGGTAATTGGCGTGTTGAACGATAGCTGGGGATATAACGAGAAGTTTCGTTGCAAGCTCGATTTCTCCACGTACCAGAGCGACGGGTATACGATATCCATAAACGCCATTGACGATAGCGTAGCGTCCATCATCAACGCAAACAAGTCGCAGGTATACGATATCCCGGTGTCGGAGCTAAAGGAGGATACATTGTATTATGACAGGATCTATCTTAACAACAATACGAAATGGTCCATAAATCCAAATGTGGATCAAACGCAAGATGACGTATATGAGGTTATCATAAATACAAAAGACATATACACGCTATTGCCAATAACTTATATAGATACAAATTTTGCCGTAAAGAACATAATAGATGTGTCGGATCAAATATTGAGTATCCATGAGGCTACTGGCGACAATTATATGATAAAAGGGATTACGCCACATCCTATAAAAATAAAAATTTCATTCAGTATCAAAGCTGGTAAGACAAGTGAGGAGATCGTATTGGCCTTGTTTTTTGTTATACTAAACAAGGGAGGGGATATCTTACGAGAAGAAAGGACTTACATACCATTATCGGATACATATATAAATATAGATAAGACATTTGACATATCATTAGATCCGGACGATAGATTTGCCGTTTATTTCAACTCTGCGGGAGGTCATAGTACGGATATTCATTTGACAATTAAGGATGTAAAAGAGATATCCGTATCTTATATAGGTCGAAATAAGCCGGTAGAAATAGACGCTTTCTCCCCTAAAAAACTATTATCCTCGTTATTGTCAAGGATGGGCGTGTCATTGTCCGGCGATATCGTCTCCGGTTCCATGCCTATACCTTGGATGATGGCCGCTGAGAGCGTGAGAGGAATAAAGGACGCGAAGGTCCATACGTCCTTCTCCAAGTTCTGTGATTTCGCCAAGGCGTTGATGGGGTATGATTACGAGATACTTGATAATAGCGTGCGTTTCCGGCATATGAATGATTTCTTCGTCAATGAGACGAAAGAATTGGATCACGTGAGCAATATGGAGCTATCCGTGGATGAGTCGTTGATATACTCTGGGGTTGAAATTGGATTCGACAAGCAGGACTATGATGAGATAAACGGGCGTGACGAGTTTCACTTCAAGAGCAGTTTCAGCACGGGATTGGACATAAAGGACAACATATTGTCATTGATAAGCCCGTATAGGGCAGATTGCTACGGATTGGAGTTTCTCGCTAACGAGCGTGACGAGGAATCGAAGGATACGGATTCCGACAATGACATATTTATTGTCCACGCTAGGAAAGATGGGGATAGGTTAGTTCTGGTAAGAGAAGAGAATGGGGGAGCTATATATGCCGTTACGGGAGTATTGTTCCCCGACACTATCTTTAACGCCTCCTACTCGCCGAGAAATATGCTTCTCGTCAATAAGGAAAGGCTCGGGATATGCACGGATTACCTGTCTTTCACGGCCTCGGACGGAAACTCCTCAATATCGATAGGAGGCGTATCGGAGACCCTTCCTATATCCCTGCCGGTTAACGACCGGAGGATTAGGATTGATAAGGTGTCCTTGGAGACCCCGGGGTTATCCCCGTTCCCGGGTAATTACAGGGGCAAATTATCGTTCTCGTACGCAGGGAGATCGTACGAGGGATGGGTTAGCGAGATAACGGAGAAGATAGGGAAATACCAAACGGCATCCTATTCGCTGATATTGTCTAAAATTACATGAATTTGTTTTGACAATTGATCCTTATCCCCTATATTTGTAGGACATAACAAAAAAGAAATTAGAGCCTAAGAGCCATACCCGGCGGGAGTCGTATCCTGCGGGGTATGGCTCTTTTGGCGTTTATAGGCGTATGATAAACGTGAGCAAGATATCACCATTGCTTTTTGACGTGGGCTATAACGGCATCGAGATGGAGCGTGAGTATATACAACGCTTCTCTAATGCCGAGAATATAACCGTGCAATGCGTAGTATCCCCTTCCACCACTTTGTCTATGAGGTTGTTCGACCTTTGCGCCAACGATAGCTTCGTCATATCCCCCATATCCTATGAGATCAACGACTCGAATAAGCTTCTGGAGTTTATCGTTCCAAGAGGGAATAGCCTTTATAGGGCTTCCATAATCGGGAGTGAGGGGCAGATAAGCAGTCTCCCCTTCCGGTTTTGCGATAACGGGGAATTGGAGGGGCTGACGGAGGTGTCCTATACCAACAGGGATAATATCACCTCGTTCGGGGCGGTATTTGAGGTTGGAAACAATCAAAGGACTTTCAAGCTATGGATAGAGGGAGGGTTCAAGTCGGATGGGCATTCCCTTAACGTTAGCAACGAGCAGTTCAGGACACAGGGGCAAGAGATCATAGAGCTTTACGCCGTACCGTATCAGGTGGACACGCTCACGATAGGGGATAACGAGGGGGTACCTTTCGAGATGGCCCGCTTGATCAATAACATATTCTGTCTGTCCGAGGTGAGGATAAACGGCGTTAGGTATGTCCGGAGCGAGTCCAGCGTACCCGAGAGGCAAGTGATAGCCGAGAGATACCCGTTGTTTGATTATACGTTTAACGTTGAGAGAGCGGATAATATCTCCTTTAACGGGTTCACGGAACAGTCGGACGGATCTTGGGTCACGGGTTCCATAAGCGTGAACGTGGCAAACGCCAAGGACGGGCAGGTTCTGGTGTATGATGATTCCGTGGGGGCCTTTGTCAATCAATCAAACTTGGATTCGTTATGAGCAAAAAGAAATTGACCAAACATATATGGTACGGGTCGGACACGGTGATGTCCGAGGGTAAGCTGCAAGCAGCTCCTCCTCCCGTCGCTATAGATGACGGGACCAAGGAATGGCACCTCTCCGGATTGACGAGGGGCGAGTTGTTCGTGAATGATTACGCCGGAGACCCCGCCTTGTTCATCCTTGCCAGTGATAATAAGGTGCGAAGGATAGGAGGTCAAGGTTCCGGAAGCGGAGGTGAGGGGGGAGGCGGCGATTTCTCCTTGGCACAAGGTCCGGGTATAGAGATAAAATCGGATATCAATAATATATATACGATTTCCCATAAGGATACCTCTTCTCAAGAGAGTATAAATAAGACGAAGAAGAAAGGTATTGCGTCCGTATTGCTAGATGACTTCGGCCATGTCACGGGCTTGGATACCTGTGACATACTCGATCTTGAGGACTTGGATAAGAGGTATCTTCGCAAGGATATCAATGACGAGGCGGCGGGAGAGATCATCTTCGACAAGAAGATAGGCTCCTCCATCTTTCTTGACGGCATGGACGGTAAGGGCTGGGAGATCAAGGCCGACGGTCGTGCCATATTTGATGAGTCATGGTTCCGTGGGAATGTTTTATTCAAGAAACGAGTGGGTTCCCATACGTTTATATCCGGTTTCCCTAATGGCTTCGGTTGGGATATTGCTCCATATAAACGGGTTAACTCGGCTGGTGTAGAGGAACAGAAATTCCGTTTAGAGATAGACGATATAAATGTGAGAGGCAGTCTCCGGGTCTATGAGTTCATCGTCTCTCAGCTTCGTGGCGAAAACGACAACGTGATATTCTCAGGGATGATGAAGGTGGAGTATTACGACCATGCGACCGGAAGGATTTACTTGGACACGGGGAACGGCGTGCTCTACAATCCGTTCCGTTCGGGGGATATATTGATGGTCCAACATTTTGGGGGAATGCCGACAGGGGAGAATGATTACAATATCATCAAGCAATACGAACTTCGGGTTGATCAAGTCGGCATCGGTAATTTATCGGACGGTGAAGATCGCTTGGACTGGATTACGTTTGTCAACTTTGCCGGTGATAAAGCCGACATTGCGCAAGGAGATGTATTAACCCGTATAGATAGCGTGGCTGATTCTACCAGAAAGGGTATTGTCAAGATTACTACGATCGACGAGATCAGCGCTCCATATATGGATGTCGTGTATGGGATGAAGACAGACCCCGATAACGCGACCAAGGCACGTATCGGAAATCTTTCCGGGATAAGAACCAAAAACGGTATAGATTTGACCGGTGTTTGGGGGATTTACGGTAACGGGGCTTACTTTGAAAATTCGACCTACATCCTTGATACAGGTAATACGGTCGAGCAGGAATTTTCCATAATGAACGGGAAATTCGAGAGTTCAATCGAAGGCATCAGGAACGATATATCATTAGAGCCGGGCAATATATTGAAAAATAGCTCATTCTCCCAAAATACGGACTATTGGGTGACAGAGAACTCAATAAGTTTTTGGGGACATGACGGATCGTTTATTTACGCCAATGATTCTTTCCTGTCAGAGAAGAGGGGAGTTTCAGATATTTATCAAGACGGCAACAGAAATGTCTTACGTATCAGTGACTCGTATATCCTCCAGCGGAATGACGTTATAAACATACCGTCACATGAGACCGAGGCGACCGAGTATGACTATTCCTTCTCATTACATTACCGGGTTGTTAAGGCGGGGATATTGACCGCAGGTTTCGAGGGATCAAGCCTTTATGTCTCCATGTCCTTGGAACCATCATCCTCGTATCGTAAGCTTTCGAAAGCGGGGAAATGGGACGAACGTGGCGATTTCCGTATATCTTTCGATGGGGAAATACTGATTTATGGTGTTTCCTTGTTTATCGATAACTTGGCGGATGCCATTATCAGGTTGGAGACAAGGATAGAGCAAACAGAAGAGTCTATCAAGCTGGCGGCAACGAAGGATTATGTGGATGAGGAAACAGGTAAGGTGTATACCAAGTATGATTCTCAATTGAATATTACCGCAGGGCAAATATCGGCCATATCAACGAGGGTGGATAATATAAGGAATGAGATAGACACGGCGGGATGGATCAACACTACGCAGGGAAATACGTTGTTCGCCGCCAAGAGCTTGGAGAACGGCGATAATATCATATCGTATATCAACCAGACGGCAACCACCACCACGATCAAGGCGGAGAGGATCAATCTTGTAGGGGCGGTGACATTCAATATGTTCAATACGGATGTCAAAAATACGATCAATAACGCTAGCAGTAATGCTAGTTCGGCTCTATCGAAAGCTAACGAAGCCTTGTCTGACGCTTCTAGCGCATGGAGTAAGGCTTCGTCTGCCGAATCGACTGCCAGTACAGCATATTCAAACGCTTCCAAGGCTATTCAAGACGCAGCTACGGCCATATCAAATGCCGCTAAAGCCGTAACTACAGCCGGATCAGCGCAAGAAGCTATTAACAATCTTCCTGCATGGAGTAAGGAGGCTAGCATAATAAAGGCCTTAACTTCTGCCACTGTTATAGTTAATGGATATATCAAGACATCCATGATCGACGTAGATAATCTATACGCAACCAGTTTGGACGCAGTAAGGGGTACAATTGGAGGGTTTACGATTAACAATAATCAGCTTTATGGAACAACGAGTAATGAATATTACGGGAGTTATAAGATGTACATGGATTCAAGCAGATGTGAGATCGGGATATCTGATAGCAATGAGTCAACGTATAAACTAAGCGTAGGATATAATTATAAGACAACGAATGATGCGGGGACAGCGTCCTTGTTCATCAAAAAATCACTGGCGATAAGAACTATGGTCGAAGTCCCGAGAACCGCCATAAAAGTAGCGGTCACTAATGCGGACGATTCTAATATGGTAAAATTAGAATGTGAGTCTACCAGAAATGATAGCGGGTTCATGAATTTTTTGTATTGCGAGCATGGGATAAGAGAGATACAGCTTGGGACCAAGAAGTTCTCAAACGACTCGCCAGGAATATGGCGTACCGTTTTACGTATGGATCTTATGCCTTCGGTAACACAAGTAAACACTGAATCCACATCAGGGACTAGATATAATGTCAAATGGGATTCCGCTACGGGACTTTTATATATAGAATAATTATTAACAACTAAAATACAGTAAATCATGAAAGTAAATTTCAACAAACCCCTAAAGACCTTTAAGGGGGAAGACATGAAGGACGAGTTCGGAAAAGTTCAGATCATCAAGGATATCGTATGCGCTAGGCTTTACTCTTCCGGCGATGAGATGAACGAGGACGAGAAATATGAGTCCTACAAGCTAATGACAAGGATCAACGCCGCCGATGGCGATATGGACATCAGCGACAAGGAATCCCTATTGATAAAGAAATGCTGCAACAAGACATTGACCGCCGGCGCTTTCGGGCAGATCTTCGACCTTTTAAACGTGTAAGACCATGGGGATAACGAGCGACACAAGGACAATAAACGGCTACTCAGACGTGGCCGGTATCAAGATACAGTATTCCGCCTCGGTCAAGACCGATGAGCGGATAGACCGGATAACAGGCTCTTTTATCAAGGACGGGGTACGTGTGGGATCTCTGGCCTACGAGCGTAACGGGCAAATTTATAACATTATAGAAAGGGGAAATTAACATGGCACTATCAACATTATCATCTGTATTGAGAAGCAAATACAAAAACACGGTAGGAGATTATGATATCTCCTATGAGACAACACGGAATGCGGGCGAAAAGGTAACAGAGGTATTGGCCTCGGTCAAAAAAGGAGAGCTTAGGTTCGGTTATGTAAACATTGTGGACAAAGGCAGGAAATCGATAGTCTTGGAAGATGGAGTCTCGGACGAAGACTGCAAGGCTATATTGTCAACCGTGATAGACGATGCGGCAAATATTTTCCTTAAACAAGAATAACATACGATAATATGGCTGTAGGGGATCTTACATTGTCTTCCGGCTTTACTCTAACGCCCGAGGATTTACGTGCGATCGCCGCTGAGAGTAAAAAGATCTTAGCGGAGGAGTCCAAGGATTTAAGTCAGTTCAAGGAGATTGACTCTATATCCTCCGTGTCATCTTTGCCCGGTATTTCCGCTAAGGAGGAATTAGTGAGAGTCCCCATGGCTATACTTAAGGGACTTGACGGTAGGGAGATAGAACTAGCCTCTTCGTCTACGGATATCCAATGGAGGTATGTTGGAAATCCCGGATGGAATGTGTTGGTGGAATTATCCTTGCTAACCGGTCCGAAGGGAACTCCGGGAGATCCTCCGGTCGTCTCTATCGGTACGGTCTCCACCCTTCCTTTTAATAGCTCGGCAACGGCTGGCTTTGTCTTGAGAGGGGAGACCCCAGAAGGTGTACCTATTTATGCTTTGGATTTAGGTATCCCACAAGGCAAGCCCGGCCAAGACGGAAATGGGGCGGGGAACGTGTTTGTCCCTACGGATAATATCATAGCCGATAGATATTATATTTTTAAATCCTCCGTTGATAAAAGCGCAAACGGGGATTTTATCGAATTGGACAGCCTTGCCTTTGGTGTAGGTCAAAACTACTCGGGTTACAAGAACGCCGAGATATTCAATGACTATGAGAATAACAAGGCGGCAGGAAATTACGCCCACGCAGAGGGTATGAATACCAACGCTACCGGTCCTAGGGCGCATGCGGAGGGTTACAAAACGAATGTGTTCGCTAGCGAGGGTCACGCCGAGGGCAGGGGAACATGGTGCTTAGGAGCGCAATCGCATGTAGAGGGATTATATTCTTATTGTTTAGGGGATGGTTCGCATGTAGAAGGAGGATCAATAGGCACCCAGCCTTATTTTATTGAAAATACCGTAGGAGGTATAGAGGATCGGCCTATTTTTGATACAGAAGGGGAGGCTTTAAGGACTTTCATAGAAGATTATGGAACCTATAACTCTGAGAATATTGAGCACTCGTTAAGCTTTGACGCTGTATCTCTACTAGAGAGGTTTGCCCTAAACATGTCAATTGGTAGCCGAAGCCACCTCGAGGGATGTAACAATTTTATTTGTGATAACACAAGCCATGTAGAAGGATATAATAATATATGTGGTGATTTGTATTATTCGCATAGTGCACCAATTGTACATAAGGCAAATCATGTGGAAGGATACAATAATGTTCTGTTTTCGGGAAGAAAATATATAGATCAAAACTTCTGTGTTCACATCGAGGGGTATAACAATAAGGTTTATAGAGGATGTTCTTTCTCGCATATAGGAGGAAAAGATTGTGTTATGAGCGAAGGCTCTTCTTCTTCTTTTTGCCATGGAGATCATTTGCTTATAGAGTCAAGTTATGGGGTTTCTTTTGGTCGTTATAATGAGCCGATATTAAATGGGGAAAAAGTTTTATTTTCTTATGGGATAGGAAATGGTCCAAATAATCGAAAAAATGCTTTATCCATATTGGAGGATGGAACGGTCAGTATTCCTAGTATAGAAGATAAAATAAATAATTCTATCGATTCTAATTTTTTATATTTAAATGATAAATTAAATGATAACAACAAAGAACTTAGGGCTATCATGGATGAGCAATCTAATCAGATAAGAGACTTATTAGAATTGCTTCAATCTGGCATTGAAGGGGTAAAGGCCTTCATCGCTGGTAGCGTATTAGTGTTTACTAACAATATAAAGACGGAAGTGCTAAAAGATATTCTTTTTATTTCCGATTCTCAAGTTGTAGCGGAAAATGAAGTCTTGATAATAAAATAAAGATATGGGAACAATAAAAAAAATAAACGTAAATGGAATAGAGTATGATTTGGCTGGTTCCGGTGGAGCCATGATAAATGTTACTTATTCAGAATTAGTATCATTAATTGGTAGTAGTTCTCTTGTCCAAGGAAATAAATATAGGATAACGGATTATGTGACAGAATTTAAGTCTTGGAAGTCCGCCGGTCACCAATTCGATATTGTGGTCGAAGCTATCACGGAAGATAGGATATCGGATAAGGCATCTGCCATGTTACATGATGGAGATATTTATTTCAAAAACAGTCGGTTGTCCGCTTGGCAGATATGGTATGATATTAATAATGATACCAGTCTGTTTCATGAGGCTAAAGAAGGAGGCAAGGGTTCGATATATAGAATGATAGATGAGTTTGGAAATGATGTGTTTTATGATTTCAAGAATCTTTTAACACCAATGACATCAGAAGACAATCCAAACATATCAAGCGATACGCTAGATTTTTATACATTTTCGGTCAAGGATGGTTCCACCGTTAAGGATGCCTCGCTCGGCTTAGATAAAGTCAGTGTTTTTAATAATAAGATAACAATAACAAAAAGCCTTAACAAGGTTCCCTCCATATTTAAGAACTCTGTTATCTCAATAGATAAGCCCTTGATTGGAGGTCAGATTTACAATAATGTAATATCAGGAGGGCTTCGTGTATTGTGTAACAATATGGGAGATGTCAATTCGAACATAATATCTACGTATTGCAACGTGATAAAAAATAACCTCTCATCTTTTTATAAGAATACTATAACAATGACATCTACTAGTGTGAATATAAACGGGGTTATTATTGGATGCTCCTTGATTGGAAATTTTTCGAATGTAACGGTTGAGGGTAATATTAGTTACAGCTTTATCACGGCAGATGGCTCCTTAGTGAAAACGATCAATCCTTTTACCCTTGGATAATATGGAAACTATCCGCATAGGCAACGACATATCCGTCCAGTGGACGATATTGCACGATAATGTTCCCGAACCACTTGAGGGACGGGATTTGAAGGTGATCTTGTCAAACTCATTCGAGAGGATAGAGATAAAGGATTTCCTCCTTGTCGGTAACGTCATAAGATTCTCTTATCACGGGAAGGATCAGGTACATTGCGGGGTTTACACGTTGACGTTATTCGAGAATTATAAGAAAGATGGCATGATGGCCGTTGACGCTTGCGAGGCGTTCAAGCTCATACCGAGATCATGCGGGAAGACTGACGAACAGTCTTGCTCGAATCTGAAAGTGTCCACGGTGGATGTCAGCTCATCTTTTGATATATTGAATAACCCCAAGAACACCCTCGTGTCCGACTCAATCCATAGGATCGAGGCCATTACGCAAGAGGAGTATGACAAGATCGAGACCCCTAATCCAAACATCTTATATGTAATACTATGATTCTGAACGGGGCGATAGATATAAAGTTTAACGGAGCGGACGTAAAGAAAATCTATCTGGGACGAGATACGGTATGGACTAGGGAAGCGCATTTGATCGTTACCCCAACGGCTATATGGCTACAAAGGAGTAATGGTTTTGAAGCGGATGTGAATATAATATCAAACGTTTTATGGGACGTCGAATAGTAAATAATTAATAAAAAATTTTAGAAGTATGGCAAAACCTAGTTGGTTGACAGTAAGCCCGATGTCTGGATCGGGTAATGATACGCTGAGGAATACAGCGACGGTGTATAAGGGGAGAAAGACGAGATCTGGGACCGTAACGGTTACCGGATCCGGTGTGGCGCAACCCAAGACTTATAAGGTGACGCAAGAGGCGGAACCCGAGTATATATCCATAGATAACGGGTCGTCGATGGCGGCAGATAAGACAGGAGGAAAAGTCACTGTCAATGGGAAATCCAATTCTGCCGCCTTGTCATTCGCGTGGGTGGGAGAAGCGAAGGAGGCGACGATCTCCCCCCAGTATACCGCAGGTGGTAAACCCACTAATAATACGGAGGCGATCGAAGGAGATCCGGGAGCGACAGGCGAGGTGGTATGGTCTGTGGATCTGACCTTGCCGGCCAATACCACGATAGAGCAGATAGACAGGACCCTGAAGGTATCCAACGGTAGCACCGTTCAGCAGCAGATCGTGATTGAGCAAACAGCCGGAGACGCTAACTTGTCGTTAAGCGAGACAGATATAACGATCCCTGCGGATGGAAGCGCTGTTACCGTTCTTGTTACCTCCAATACGCAATGGACGGTATCTTGACCCCTGCCCGGTATGGAGAAAGTGATACCATGGGGCGTAGGTGGAGGGAATCTCCACCTTGCCTATACAGGGCGAGATAATGGCGAGATCGTCATCACGAGTGACACGGAGAATTATACGGGGACGGAGCGGTACGAAGTATTGACCGTGGCGACCGGAAACGGAGCGGTCAAAGAGCGGCTTACGGTACGTCAGCCTAGTCGCAAGGCTTACGTTGACGGAAATATATTGGTGTTTACCCTTGCGGCGAATGTCTCGGTATCGGGAGGTAATTTGGTGATCGAGGATACGGGGATATCAGTAAGGGATGATGTAATATTTATTTGATAAAAAAAAGGATCGGAAGAATGGATAGATACATCCCCTACCTGCTAGAAGCGGGCAACTGGTTAAAGACAATGGCGATAGCCGCCGTGGTGACAATGCTAGACTTCATGTCTCCAATCGAGAACTTCTTGGTCGTGATCCTATCATTGGCCTTCATAGATACGTTTTGGGGGCTGGCGGCGGATCACGGTGATTTCCGGAAGAGCAAGTTTATCCGTAGCTGGGTGTATATGCTGGTTTATTTCTTGATCATAATCATCTCGTTTTGGATCGGTGTGATGATGGATATATCCAAGGATAACTCGAAGGGGTTCGTGTCGTGGATCACGTGGGCTATGATATGGTTTTACGGTACGAACATATTGAAGAACATAAGTAATGTCTACCCGGACAACAAGGTGATCGCCTTCTTGTATTGGGTTGCCGCCGTGAAATTTATCAGCAAGGTCAATTTCTTGGATGAGTATAACAAGACAAAGAATAAAAAAGGCTCCCCAGATCCAAAAGGATAGGGGAGCCGGATAAATTTTAGCTTCCTGTCTTTCGCAAGGGAGGATAGCAAGGTTAACAAAGCGCATAAAAGTATAAAAAATAATTGATATGAGAACGATTAACAGGAAAATCAACTTGATCGTGATCCATTGTTCGGCCACTAGGGTAGATAAGGATTATACCCCTGAGCAATTAGAGAGAGACCACAAGGCGAGAGGATTCAACTCCGCAGGTTATAACTATTATATCCGGAAGAGCGGGGAGATAGTATCTATGCGTCCATTGGAATTGATTCCGGCTCATGTGACCGGATATAACAAGAACAGTATAGGAATATGCTATGAGGGTGGTCTTGATCCGGACGGGAATCCGGATGATACACGTACGGAGGCACAGAGACAGTCGATTATAAGGCTGTTGTTGGATTTGGTCGTACAGTTCCCGGATAGTAGGATCTGCGGTCATCGTGACCTATCTCCGGATCTTAACGGTAACGGTAAGATTGAACCGGACGAGTGGATGAAGATGTGTCCGTGTTTTAATGCCGAGGAGGAGTATCGCAATATATGAAACCTTGGCAAGTAATATTAATACTAGTGTGCTTGGTAGCCAGTTTCACGGCTGGCTACCATATCCGGGGGGATGTGACTGATAAAGTCGTGTCTAAATCCGATACCGTATTAATAACCGACACGCTCCGTGACAGTATCCCGTATCCTGTTTACGAGACATTGGTGCAGACGATACCGGAGCCGATCCCTATCTATATTACATTGGATGGCGATACGGTCAAGGAATCCATATATGTTCCGGTACCGATAACTCAAAAGGAGTACAAGACGAATGATTATCGGTTATTTATATCCGGCTATAAGCCTAATCTTGATTACATCGAGGTTTATAGAAGGACTGAGTATATAACCAAGACAATGAATCCACGTAGATGGGGAATAGGAGTTATAGCAGGTTATGGGATAGGTAAGAATGGCTTGTCACCCTATGTCGGGATAGGTGGGTTTTATAGAATTTGGTGAGGCTTCCATGGCTCACGCCCGAGAAACCTCTGATAATAGAATGAATGCGTTATATGAATAACAAGGGCTGACGTTTTTTGTTCATGATAATTTATATTAGTTTGATGGTGACTTCGTGAGAACGAGCCGGAAAGGGAAGATAAAGAAAAAAAGAATCTTCCCTAAATAATCGGATCGGAAGTTTGATTATTTTTTCATGCCACGCACGACGGGAAGATTCTTATAAGTCTTTCTGCCGTGCATTTTTTTTTGCCCGGCTTGATAGTAAAACAAACCACGAAATAAAAAGTTTATGAATAAGGTGGAAATTTTTTACAAAAAAGTGATAGAGGCAGTCTGCAAGGAGTGCGGGACCGATCCGGTAATGATGTTTAGCAACAACAAGGAGAGGAACGTTGACGCTCGGGGAGTGGCTATAACCATACTGGCCGATCGCAAGTTGAGCGATAATATCATATCCGATCTGACGGGAATGACGAGGCAAGCCGTCAACCGGATGCGAAACCTGTACCCGGACAGGATAAGGAGGAGTTACTACCTGAGGAGGACGGTGGAGAGCGTCAAAGAGGAGCTATCCGGTACGGTCTGAGGGTGCGTTATGTTGTAAGGCATGTGATTTGTCTATGAAAAAATTTTCATATAACAAAATTTTGTGCGACCTTTGCGGCGTGAAAGGAAATAATTTAGCCTCGGCGGTGCAACAATCCGTATCGGGGCTTTGTTATACCTATATAAGTATCGATTTATTTAATAGATAACATGAGAATAAAGTAAAGATGGCACTGACTAGCATAGATTACGCACGGTTAATACAATACACCGCTCAAAGAAAGCATATGGTATTGTTAAATAAGACACAGATCAATAAGATCTTGTTTTATGTTTACGGTGCGTATTTGGCTGATACAGGTAAGGCGTTATTCTCGGATGATACACCTAAGGCTTGGACATATGGCCCTGTATTTCCTAAACCCAATAAAAAGGTGGACACGAGTGAGATTATAAAATCTTTCCCCCCAGAAAAGGTAGCCGAATATAAGGCGGATCCCAAGGCTTTAAATCTGATAGTGGAGGTTGTTAATAGCATGTATAATAAAAGTGCTATATCGCTTACTAGATGGTCTCATGTGGAAGGATCTCCTTGGTATGATACGATCTATGAGAAAGATGAAAAAGGGGACATAAAGAGTCAGAGACCTTGGAATACCAGAATAGAAAATGATCTTATAAAGAATTATTTCTCAAAATCGCAAAATAGGATATTTGGATGAGTAATAATGATGATTTATTTAGCTCCAATAGTCAAATTAGATGGTATCATTATGTGATACATATAGGTTATTACATTCCTTACTGGATCCGTTTTATATTCAGCAAGCCATTTAAGGAAACAAAAAAAGACCTTGATATATTGGAAACCGTCAATACATTATTGGATTCGGAAACCACGGATGAAAATATAAACAAATGCAAGGAGCTCACCCACTTGCATCGTGTGATAGAAAACACGAAAGCGAGAAGGAGGCTGGAAAAGTGGTCTTTAAGGGTTATAGCCTTATATTTATTTGTTGTATTGTCTATAGTTGTGTTATGCTATTCTAAAATTCCATTTGTTAGCGGGTTCGTTCAAATAAATATTCCTCCTAATATTATGATTACAATATTATCAACAACAACCGTAAATATTATAGGTCTTGGATTAATAGTATTAAGGGGTCATTTTTTGGCAAACGATAAATCCAACAATGTTAAGGATAATAATGAGTAGCTCCTTTCCATATCATTATAAAGCCTCCCTTAAAAGGCAAAAGCGTCGTCAACACAAATTGGCGGCGCTTTTTTTGTCTCATCCCCTTCCGCAAAGAACTAGCAACAACTTCGCAACAAGCTAGCAAGGAGATATTTATTTAGCAAAGCCCTTCTCATGATTTTTGTCGTGTCCGGTAATGGTGCCGGATTAACGACAAAAATTAAAGATAATGGATAGAAATTATTTTATCGGTACTCCCGAAGGAGGTAATTCCGGTGGAAGTAAGTTTGACATCATGGCCTTTCTCCCGAGCTTGATGGGCGGTGGTGGAAAATCATTGGACCCCAATTTGGTAGCGGCTTTGATGAACAATAAGGGCAATCAAGACGCTTGGGGCGGTGGTGGTTGCTGGTGGATCTGGATCATCCTCCTGTTCTTCGTATGGGGAGGTTTCGGCAACAACGGCTTCGGCAATAACAACGGGGCTAATGGATTACCCGCTCAATTGAACAATGACGCTGGTCGTGAATTGTTGATGAACGCTATCCAAGGAAACGGAACGGCTATCAGCCAATTGTCATCTTCCTTGAATTGCTCTACCCAGCAATTACAAAACGCTATCTGCCAGATCCAAGGACAGATCCAGAGCGTGGGTAACCAAGTAGGCTTATCCTCTCAGCAAATCATCAACGCCGTTCAATCCGGTAACAACCAATTGTTGAGCCAGATCGCCTCTTGCTGCTGCGACGTTCGTAACGCTATCACTACGCAAGGTTATGAGAATCAATTGGCCATTGTCAATCAGACGAACACCTTGTCCGGTAACGCCAATACGCAGTTTAACATCCTTGGAGCCAAGATTGACGCTCAAACCCAGATCATCAACGACAAGTTCTGCCAGTTGGAGATGAGAGAGATGCAAAACAAGATTGACACGTTGCGTCAAGAGAAGTCAGCCCTAGAGCTTGGAATCTCTCAGGCCGCACAGACCGCCAACATCGTGTCCCAGCTAAAGGCTCCATGTCCGATACCGGCCTATTTCGTCCCGAACCCCAACTGTTGCAACCCGATGCAGGTACAAGTGACCCGTGAGGGATGCGGATGCGCGTATAATGGAGGCTTAGTATAAGGAGGCCCTGTCATGACAGCGAGATTAAACGTAAGGACTTGCGTCCCGAGGGTTGACCAGAACGGCATCTATGTCGTGTCAACGACGGGCAAGGCCGTATCCACCCCCGATGGAGAGGAACCAAGGATCGATTTCGGACTCAATCCGTTCGTATGGTGCGCCCTCCCAGATGTTGGGGTATTGATCTGGAGAGTTAGACATCCGGTTACGACCACGGAGGCTTCTTATCCCGTGAACGTTATAGTTCCCAACGGATACGCCACGACAGTCCCGTCACAAGGCGTTCAGGCGGGTACTAGCCGGATTCCGGTTGTTGACCACCATAACGTACAGGTGACAGGGAATGACGTTAACGTCCCTGTGGACTCCGCTAACGGATCGCCTATGTTAGGAGGTTATACAGAGCATATTGTTTGGTTCAATAAGCCTCAGGGGATATTCCGTCTTCTAGGGGTTAAGGCATCAAGCAATCCTACTCCGTCCGCCCAAGTGGGCGATACCAGAGCGGAGGCGAACGTAACGAGAAATAAATAACGAGACCCGGGATAATTCCCGGTTCTCTTTAAATCAAGAAGAAAATGACATTTAAGGAACTAAGAGAAGGCAACCAATATTTTATCCTTCATAAGACAGACAAGCCTTTCTGCGAGGTAGGTAGCGTGGTGGAAACTAAAAACCTGAGACCTAAACCGCAAAATTTCAATACGGGCTACCCTCCCTTGCAACCGGAGATGGTTATCGATCTAACGGTCAAGGTAGGCGACGACATGGTTAAACTATCTTCCGTACCGGCCGATAAGTCCATAGCGGACTATAAGCCTGACAACGGCGAGAAACTGGTATTGGCGTGCGATCTGGCCATGATGAACCAAGAGATAAGCTCCATGTTGCAGAATAGCCGACAGGTATTGGATAGCATAGAGGCCCATAAGTCCATCATAGATAATTGCGAGCTTATGCTTACCCAACTCAATCCCCAGTTCAAGAAGGAGAAAGAGCAGGAGGATAAGATTGCCAATCTTGAGAGCGAGATTGCGGAGATGAAAAGATTGTTTGGTGGCGGTATCGAGGAAATTAAGCAGATTCTTTTTGATAAACAAGGTAATAACAATAAAAAATCAGGATAATATGGGAACATATAGCAGAAAACTGAGAGAGCTGATCGAGGAATTCGACGCCATGGAAGACGAGGATATGTTAGAACTGGCGAAGGAGGCCTATAAGCTTGGCTGTAAGGAAGGGAAGCGGAAGGCCATGGAAGGCTATGGCAACCGCATAGAGGAAGACGAAGACGATGAGTTCGAGGACGACGACGAGTTCCGTGAGATGTGGGAGCGTGGCGGCTACGGCAACCGTGGCGGCGGTCGTGGATCATCCGGTGGCGGTTATGGCAATCGCCGTGGGGTGCCGGGCACCGGACGCTACTCGAGACGATATCGTAGATAACCATGAGGGGGGACCGGTTTCCCCCTCCTAAAAAACAGAGGAATATGAGACTAGATATGTATGATGATTTCCCTTCCGGCATGCGATCCTACCTGAAGGCGTATGGCTGGCATTTCTCCAAGGCCATGTGCGATTGGGCCGTATCCATGATGGAGAAGGAGGACGGAAACGGGAAGAAGGTCAAGATAACCCCTTTCACGAAGGAACAGGTGGATGAGATGCTGAAGAAGTATAGCGTTGACGTGAAGAAAAAGGGTGGATACGATTATGTTTACGCCGCCAACATGTGCAAGGCCGATTACCTTGGCTCCTCCGTGCCTAACGAGCAGTACGCCGCTCTTTATGTCAAGAACGTCTGCGACGATCCGGACGCTTACGACGGGATAGTGTTTACCCGGTTCTACGCTGATTGCATCGGGTCCGGCACGCCTATAATCTGGGAGGAGATGATGTGATGGGAGGCTGGGGCTACATACTGAGGATATTGAAGGGAGAGTCCCCCAAGGACGTGCTGGCGAGTATGCCGGATAAGGATTTTGACAAGGTATCCGAGGTGGTTGGCAATCTCAAGGCTACCAATCTCACCCGGCAACAAAGGAGGAGGATAGAGCGGGAGTTCAAGACGGTAAGGAGATGATACGACGGGATTACCATATCAAGAGATACGATTGGGTGATCCACGTGCTGTATAACGTCACCTGCTCGAGGACATCCGATATCATAGCCCTATTGAGGAGGGTCGGTTGCCCGGAAAGCAAGATACGGGAGGCTTATGGCAATATGGGGTTGTGCAATCTGGACGTGGGACTTACTTATTCCAACTACCGGCGAAGGGAATCCGTCATGGTGATAGGCCGGACCTCGTCTTACAGGGAGTTCTCTAATTCGTTGTTCCACGAGTGCCGGCACTTGACGGATCATATGTCCTTGGCCTTGGATCTGGAGATCGGAGGGGAGCCTATCGCTTACTTGGCTGGCGATATAGGAGCCTTGATGTCCGATGAGATAAGGATGTTCATTTGCGATTGCCATCGTCACAGGAACGATATAAACGATGAGTTATGGGAAAGAAAAAAGAAGATAAAAAGAAAAAGGAATCCGTAAGACAGGAGATAGACCGCCTCACGGATTCCTTGGATTTCGAGCCTGTCAACTTCTATGAGGTGATGGCTCGGATTAGACACTTGATGTGCCTGTTATGATTTTGTTTCTTGCGCCTTAAAATTATAGACTGGTTTAATAACATCTATAATGTATACTGTATCAGTAATAGCGGTGATTATCTCCTCTATTGGCTTGTACGCTTGTGGGGCCTCGTCTATTGTGGCCTTGCTTACAGAAGTTGTGTATATTCCATTCATGGATTCTTGGTATTCCTCCATGCTGAGTAACTCCTTTGCCTTGTTCCGGCTCATCAAACGTCCGGCCCCGTGCGGCGCTGAATAGTTCCAGTCGGGATTTCCTTTCCCAATACAGATAATAGATCCATCACGCATATTGATAGGAATGAGTAATTTTTCTCCAATCTCGGCACTTACAGCGCCCTTTCTAAGGATCATACGTTTAAAATCAATGTAGTTATGTATGGTTTCAAACCTGCTTTCCTCTTTAAATCCCATTCCTTTGATGATAATAGCCGCCATGGTCGCACGGTTGAGCATCGCAAAGCGTTGTACTATTGCCATGTCATTAATATAGTCGTGAAAATCACTACCTGAAAGATGCGCTAGCTCTTTGTCCTTACCGGGAATAGAAATGTTCTTAATCGCTTCCTGAATATCCATTTCCCTACCTTCTGCTTTCAATCTGGCAATAGTATTACGTACCTCTATCGCCCGATCACTTTCAAGTGAATCCTTAAATTCTTCTGATTCCGGATCATAGGTCATACTGATTGTAGTACTAACCTCTATATCTATTTGTTTTATGATTTTTTAATTATAATGTTATTACTTGTTCGTAGGTGAGCGTCCCCTTATACCCTCTGGCCTTCAATTCCTCGATAAGCTCCCTTGGCTTGAATTTTGCCAGATCCGGATTGGTGAACACTTTCGTCAATCCCCCCCTTCTTCTCTCTGTATCGGTCTTCTTAGAGGCGTTATAGGCTTTTATACAAGCCTTGCAGTAGCAGCGAAGCCCATCCTCCGCTGATCTGTCCTTATAAAAGTTATCTATCGACAATTCCTTGCCACATTTTCTACATATCTTAGTCTCCATGATTAGATGTTTTAATTTGTACTTTGATTGTTCTATTCATGATCTCTTAATTATGAGCCTTACCATTAAGGCTCGGTTAATACTATTCCTCTAATCACCATTCTCTTTCATCCGTTGCAATACATCCTTGCTCGCTTCGAGTATCTCGTCGAAAGACGGGATAGGTATCCATGCGACCCTTGTATAGTGCATCGCTAAGTTAACCGCCCATTCTTTGCCATCGTAAGAATCACTAGACACAAAGTATTTCCCGCTTATATTCATTCTGCTTAGAACTAAAACCTCGTCTTTATTCTCCGGTAGCCGGTCATTAATATTTATCCACGGAGATTGCTTTGCCTGCCATTCGGCACCGGCTTTGAAGTCCTCACGACAATTATCTTTGCGAAGCACATAGTCATCCGCATCCACTTCTTTGAGAACATTCTTGCGAAAACTCGTTTTTCTTATGGCGTAATCCTTTGCCGCTTCTTCTACTGTCTGTCTCATATCAATCTTGCTCATATTTATTTATCTGTTTGAATTTTATATTCCTCCTTGGAAATCTGTCTGTAATAGTCAATGACCGCATTTTCCACTCCTTTATCCTTGGCTATAATCTCTTCCGTTTCCCGGACTTTAAACTCATCGCATGCGATGAATATCCGTCCTCTATCTCCCCTAGGAAGCCAATACGAAGCGAAGTAGTATTTTTTCTTTGGGTTGAAAATGCCATAGATGAGATATATACCGTAAACCAAAAAGGCAATCGTAATCCAGTACATTGGGATGATAAGCCCTATAGCCCATGTGATGAACACGAAAGAAAGAACTATCAGTATGGAGGTTATCAAGAATTCGATCTTATTCTTCATTCTTTATCCTCCTTCTTGTTGATCGCCTCATGAAGCGAATTATACACCCGGGCGAATATTTTTCTTTGCTCTTTGTCTTTTAATGAGTCCGCAAACTTGTGCATGACCATCTTCTTCTTGTTATCCCAGATTATCCGTGCCTTATCCACGCCGTCAACAAACAATATATGCGGATATTTACCCCATTGTATCAATATGCCATTATCGATAAGATCTGTGATCTCCTTTGGCATTAGCTCTTTATTACGGGCCATGCCTATGAGCTTACCTTCCTCTCGCTCTATGGCCGACTTGGTTTTGTCTATCTCCTTTTGGAGATTAGATATAGCGTTGTTCTGCCTGTCCCATCTTCGCATAGTGGCCGGGCCGTTCCTCTTATCGTTAAGAGGTTGCCCGTTAGCGGAGGCTACATCCCCAAAGTGTTCGTTGATCTTTTTGTCTAATTTATCCTCTTTCTTTTTAAGAGAGGATTTTAGTATTTTTAGTCTACTCATATCTACCCCTCCTGAATAATTACACATTCTATCTCTTCGTCCCATGTTACATCCACCGGATCGTACTCATACTCTCCATCGGACGTGCGGATCATTACCTCCGCTTCCGGGTCTTGCTCTTGGAGAAGAGCGATTAGTTCTTTATTTCTCATGCTAATTTTCTCCTGTTGATTTAAGGGGGTATTCCTTGGACGGAATACCCCGGGTAAGTATTAGTTCTGCTCGGCAAGTTTCTTGAACTCCCCAAGCAACATATAGATCGTGGCGATATCGTCCTTGAAACGATCCACCGTTTCCTCGTTGATGCACCATGAGTAATTGAATACAAGGTCTGTCAATTGTTCGCACATTTCCGATGGATTGATAACCTTGTTAATGAACTCGTTGAAGGACGTGAAATCGTATTCTTTAGCCTGCATAGTTCAACTCCTCCATCTTTGAAAATCCCAATACTAACATAAGAGAATCGAATTTGTCCACATACCACTCCGGTTGAGTTTCCTTAGGGTTGTTCTTGTTTATCTGATTCTCTCCGTATTCGAGTCCTTTCTTGGATATGGAGTTGAAATATTTGATCTTGCCTTTAGATGATTTACGTGATATACGTTCGATATATCCTAGCTCGATAGCCCTTTTGTAGAATTGATTCCGTGATACCTTGTAACCTTTCTCGTAGAGTAGATCGGTAGCCGACTTCATCACTCCCTTTGACGGTACGTAATCGGGCAATGGCAATCCAAGTGGCGTGGCTACCTTCTCCAGCAATGACAACTTGGAAACGTCATTGAGGTTCAGCATCTCGCTTACGCCTTTCACCCATTCGATTCCGGCACGGACTTTTGTCGGGGTTACGGACGATGGTCTGGATTGGTTGGCTATAGGATCGGCTTTTCCGGTTTCTAGATCGTCCCAGCGAAGAACTAGTTTCGCTCTTGTCTCATCATTGAATTTGGATGCGATGTACATGCATTCCTTGTAGTCTAACTCGTAACATGGGAGTAATCGCCCGGAAGGATCTTTATATTCACTGAGCCGAAATTTCCGCCCAGTGATTTTCTCCCATGCTGGCTCCATGCTTCTAATAGATTCTAAGACATCTTTGTGCCTTCTTACTGCAAGCTCAGCTATTTCTAGCGAACTCATCGTTTGTTTTGATAAAATAATTTCTGTTGCCATAATTTAGACGATTTAAAATGGCATTGCGGAAAGAAGACGGTCCGCAATTAACCCGCCGTCTAACACCTCAATAGGCTGGAGTCCCATTACAGTTCCCCACGGGTTTGCGAACCGATATCATAGATACGATGATCTTACAAGCATAAAAAATGCCCGCTATATATGGCAGGCTTCCGCTTGCCTATTGAGAAATGTTAGACATCGCAAATGTACCACTTCTTTCCAAAACGCCAAATAAAATCCTTGAAAAATTATCCCGCCCTGTCAAACGCCTTCTCAAAGACCTCCGGCCTTAGCAAGGCGTTGCTTATCGCCGTGAACGCCTTCACGATCTCGGGCTGCTCATTTAAGTTTATTTTCACGTCCTTCCCGGTGACCTCGCTTGATAACCGGTCACTTAGGAACTCTACCCTGCCCAAATCTAGATAGGACAGGGGATTGTACGCCAACGGGACGATCCCCCGCATCCTTTCGCCGAAATCGTATATCGTGATCCTAGACATCTGCGCAATCATGTTTATCGTGGATGACAAGGATGCTATCCTGTTCGCCGAACCGGATACCCCGTGATCCAGCAATATCTGGCTGATCGTGTAGTAATACCGGTCTATATGAGGCTGCACGTCCTCCTCCATGCTTTGCGTTATCTCGGCGAACGCCTCCTTGTTGGCCTTGGCTATCCGGAAGATGTTGGTGTTATAAGCGTTTATCCCCCTCTCGATAGCGTTGGCCGTCCGTTTTGCGTTATGCCTGTAGTGCTCGCTATTCCTTATGGCCTCCATGAGTGATACCGTGTAGTTATACACTTGGTCGTTCAAGAAAAGCACCATGTAGGTTAGCGAGGTGACAAGGCCGTTCGTGTCCTTGTCGATCTCTTCCCAATCGTTGTATTGTCTCATTCTCCCATCCTCCGGATCATATAATCAACAACGTCCTTTACGGTAAGGCATCGTCCGGGATCATCATTAGGGATCAATATGCCAAACTCTTTCTCCAGCTCCATCAATATCTCTACCTCGTCAAGACTGTCCATCCATAGATCATCCTCCAGCTTGGATTCCATCGTAAGTGGCGTATCTTTGTAAAAAAGTCTACTCTTTATGATCTCAAATACTTTGTTCTTTATAGTTTCTTTTTCCATTGATGTAATTATTTTTTATTGCTCTCATCATGGATGAATGTAGCTTTCAACTATGATGAATGATTAAACCTTATTTGTTTTAGCGAACACCACCGACTCGTGATCCGGCCTCAGATGAGCCATGCAAGCCTTGCTGTACTCGCAAAATCTCGCTCCCTCGTCCCGGAAGACGCATCCCCTGCACGGGATCTTGTTCTGCCCGTTGTAGTACGGGCTGTACTTTTCCACGATAATTTTCATGTCTCCTACCAACACGATCAAACCGGTAGGGGTGTTCTTCAGTCTGTTGATTATTTCCATGATCTGTTTTTAAAATGGTTCTTCTTGTGATACTTCTTGGCTTATAGTGAACCCGCTATCATCATATTCCATAAAGTGAGTGGTCTTTGCTTCAAATTTCACGATAAACTTGGCTAATCCGATATTTCTTCCTTTCGCTATATCTATCATGGCTGTTCCGCCCACGGGATAATTCTGGAAAGGCTCAGGATAATATTTCCCATAAAGCTCAGGCCTATAGATCAGCATGACAACATCGGCGGCCTCCGCTATTTGTCCGCTGGCCCTTAATCTAGCCAATGAGGGGGCCGGATTCATTTGGTCCCTGTTTAGCTGGGACAAGGCGATGATCCATATGTCTAGTTCCTTGGCCAGATTCTTCAACCTACGAGCGGCCTCACCCATTTGTTGCTCGGTATTGCTACCTCTCATATTCACGGACAATATTTGCAGGTAATCCACGATCGCCCCAGATATGCCGTATTTGAGTTTCATCGTACGGATGGATGAAAGTATCGTATCGATATTGGAAGTGCTCCTGTCGTCAAAATAAACAGGCTTATCGTAGATCTTTCCTATCCCGATATCTATCATGTTGAATTGTTCTGGTAGCAGGCGGGAGTACATGATCTCGTTTGCCGGGACTCCCGATTCTATCGAGATCATGCGGGCGGCTATCTGTTCCTTCTTCATCTCCATGGAGTAGAAGGCAACCCCGTCACCATTCTTGGCGGCGGATAACGATAAGGCTACCGCTAGGGATGTTTTTCCAGAAGACGTATCTGCCGCTATGATTATGAGATCTGATCTCTGTAATCCCCCGCTACGCTTGTCTATTTCATGGAATCCGGTAGGCGTTCCTGTTAGCTGTTTGTCATCGGATGCGTTAAGCTCCATTTGCCTTGATACCTCCTTGATCGCTTCCCTAAGGGTAAATACGCTGTCTTTCGATGTCTGGAAAAGCCCCTTGAGCTTGTCCTCTGTATCCGATAACGTGTCAACGATATCGTCCGACTCGGAGTAAGCCCTTGATATCAACTCCTCTCCGATATCGATAAATCTCCTTCTCTTCTCCTTGTCATGCAGTAGGGCGGCATGCTGGTAGATGTCGAATGTCATGCATGTGGATACTTGGCTTAACCTTAGCATGTCCGTGGAAGGGTCTATTTTCATCATCTCGTTGGCTACGGCTATCATGTCCGGTCTATCTCCTCTGCCGTCTATGTTGGATATAGCCTCGAACATGGCTCTATGGAAAGGATCATAGAAACAAGAAGGGGATAATATATCCCTTACCTCATTCAATGCGTTTCTTTCCGTCATTATCGTCCCCAGCACGACTTTCTCGGCCTCCGTATCGTGGGGGACTACCCTGTTAATTTCCATAATCTTTTTTCTTTACCTCCATTATCGTCTCAAAAATGCTATTCTTGAACTTTATGAGGCGATCGTCATTGTTAATTTTCTTGACTATTTCCGTTAATTGCTTCCTGTTCATACGGTTTAGGATCTCTATCTCCTCGTCTGAAGGGAATATGGGCATCTCAAGTATCAGAGGAGCCTCCTTTTCCAGATATGAGTATAGATTAGTTTGCCTTATTGATGTTAGGGATTTGAGATCCACTTTGCCTCTAGCTTTTTTTACTTGGTTAGAAGGAAGATCCAAGGCGTTTATGAACGTCCTTTTCCAGTCTATATTAGAGCTTTTCGAGCTTTTTTTCTTCTTCCATCCTAATTCGGTGCTCCAGTAGTCTAAATACGCTTTCTTTAGCGACAATCGGATGTCTATGCCCGGATGCAGACTTTGGCGTTGAGCTATGAACTCGTCATCGTTAGATAAGGATTCATAGGCTTCTCTCAACCGATCGCAGTACACATCGAAGCTTTCTCTCCAATTATCCGTATTTTCATCTTCCTCTTCCTCTTCCTCTTCTCCTTCTTTTTCCCCCATACCCCCTATATTATCCTTAACTCTATTACTATCTATATTACCTATACCTATACCATAGGGGCTATCAAGCCCCTTTGAAGGGGCTACCAAGGGGCTACCAAGGGGCTTTTTAAAGAAATCTTCAATTGATTGAAAACCAAATGATTGCTTCATTTCTTCTAATCTTCTTATTATACCTCTATGCGCAGCGTTCTTAGAATTCAAGGGAAGGTTCTTTTGGTGCTTGATGAAATTACGTATATAAATATACTTACCGTCCACCGAATAAAGTAATCGTCCTTCAAGCTCCCTTAGGCCTCTTTCAACTTCTTGCTTACCTAGTACTAGATCAAAGCTGATCTTCTTCTCGTTTATTTCCATGAAGCCAGCTAGGTCGCAAAGGTCGCACAAGTACAAGAACAGAAGCTTGCTAGTCGCTTTCAGGTCGCAGAACCAGTTATCCGTCCATTTGTTCGTATCTGTATATCTATATGCCATGTTCTAGTGTTTAATAAATTATTCCTCTATTATACAATTCCTCCCTATATTGCTCCAACGCCTGAAGGCATCGTTCCTTGTCCATGTATCCCATTGGCATTATTCCGGCCAACCTTGCGTTGCATCGGTCTATGCCATATTTGAGATCCTTGTTTTGACATTTTCTTTATATCCATGATTACTTAAATTTAAAGTGTACGATATACTCCCCGGTCGAAACCGGGGCTTTTAAAATCTTAATACGTGAGTAGGGTAGGGCTATTTTATAGTCCTCTTGATCTCGTCCATCAACCTCTCTGTTATCCTCTTGTCGTGCCACTCGTGCCATTCGGTGAATAGCCCCTTGGCGGCGATGAAGAAGAAGCACGAGTTCTTTAGCTCCGTCTCTTGCGAGGACGTGATGCGAGACCATCTGAGCTGTTCTTTCACGTGCTCCAATTCCTTGGAAAGCTGGTCGTTCTCCTTGGATAGGCGGTTGATCTTGATAGTTTGTTGACGTGCTGTTGGAGTGCTCATAACGCACCTCCTTCCATCCCGGCTAAAATGAATGCGGACATCAATAAGATTAGTACCTTGACATAGCCGATAACGTCGTTCTTGTTATCGCACTCGAGCAAGCCGAATGACATGAAGGTTAATAGCTTGGCGATGGATCGCCATGATAGGAAGCTCGTTTCGTGAGCGGACGTGGTTGTGCAATTACTGTTGTTCGTTACACTCGCAGATTTCAAGTTTCTTGGCATTGTAGTTGAAATTTGAGTTATGTACAAAAAGAAAGCTGTTCGCTTCCTTATTTTTCCGCCAAGAAACACTACATCAGTATCTGAGGTAGCCTACAAAGGAATACGAACAGCTCTTTATCTTTGCAGATATAAGCAATCGGATGGATATAAAAAATCCACCTTAGATACTAATATGTAAATGTTTTCTTGGCGGGAAAACATCGCAAAGATACAACTCAAATTCAAAATGCCAAACATATTGAAGTTTTTTTAGAACCACGGGATATATCCCGGTGGCGTGTTGTCCTTGTCCTTGAATCTTTTTAGATACTCTTCCACGTTCAAGCCCTCCCTTACGAGGATGATCGTGTTCTTGTCAACCCTTACGGGTATCCTCTTGAATTGAGGCTCCGGAAGTATATCCCCGTTTGCCTTAGTGTTCGCTTTGATCGTTCTCATATAAGTTATCGTTGTTTGTAGTTGTCACAATACCGTAGGGAGTTAGCTACCCTCCCGGTGTTCAATATCTCGCACCATACGGCCAGACCCTTGTGAGGCTTGCCGTGCACGCAATCGGCGCATCTGATACGCTCGGGCTGCTTAGTAGGTCTCTTAGCCATTCAGGTAGTCTTTTATAAGCGCCATGAAATCGTCCAGCGATCGGCATATCTCATATCTGTACCCTTGAGCCTCTACCGCCTTCTGGAATGCCTTCTGGCTGTCCTGTTGCCGGCCTTTTCTTGTCTTCATTTCCACGTACAGACCGTGATGGACGTTATTCGGGACTGACAGGAACAGATCGGCTACCCCGGCCAATGCCCCTTCCGCTTTCAATATAGCCCCGGTTACCGTGTCCCTCCGTCCTCCGTTCGGGACGCTAAAGAAGCATCCTGCGTATCTCGGGTATTGGAGACGGAAGTATCTGACGCAAGCTTGCTGGGTCTGTGATTCGATGTTCCTCATTTGTACTTGTCGTCTATAAGCATTAATACAATAAAAATTATCGCTATGATAGCGAATATGAACGTTATCACCCCGAAGGATAATAACAGGCTTTCTAAAATGTCACTCATAATCGTAATTGTCAAAATCGTCCGGATCGTAATCCGGAATGTCGTTACCGAAATCCATGATTGTTATTTGTTGTTGGTGGTGGCAGCGGGAATTATAACATTTTCCAAGTTCTTCCTTCCCATATATCAGAAATACAACTCCTGCTTACGTTAAATTTTTCTGCAAGGCGATAACATGAAATTTTACCTTTTGATTTCTTTATTTCTTTTGCTTCTTCTAATGTTATCTTCCTTAGTTTTGCAAGCGATTCTTCTTTTATGTGTGTACCAATCATGTGATTCCTTGAATGTTGACTTCTGCTTTGAACTTCTAAGTTCTCTATTCTATTATCATATTTATCTCCGTTTATATGGTGTACAACTTCATTTCTTGACAATTTACAACCAAGATGCTGTTCCATTAAATACCTATGTAAATCATGCTTTTTGCCATTCACCTTTATAGCTTTGTATTTATAACTCATAATAAGAATATATTAAAAAGTTGAATTAGAGGCGATAATCGGACTCGAACCGACATCAAGGGAAACCAATGAAGGGTGTGACAGCCGTTCTCGCATTATACCACTTACCGCCCGAAATCCCCGCATATCCTCACGGACGGCGGGGATAAAAACTAAATCTAATACCATGAAAAACACACTAATATCAATATCAAACCTCTAGCTCTTCAATTAAGAGTTGTCCACATCCCATGAACCATACTTGGGAAGCTGGTGATTTCTGGAGCAAGGCGATCTCTATTGCGGCCTCCTTGAACTTGCTCTTGTCATGCCCGGCCTTTTGCCTGATGAAGGATTGCGTTCTCGTAATGAGATCTCCGTCCCCCTTCCTTGGGATCACGGGTTATGATATCCTTGCACTCTCTCATCTTATCCTCTATTGATTTAGAGGTGTCGGACAATGATTTCTCTATCTCTTTTTTATCGATATCTACAACTCTCTTATTGACATTCGTATTGAACGGGAATACGTCCATAATCATTGTCTCCGTGACAGAGGCTATGGTGTAATCAGCCATTGTCCCCTTCATTCCATCTTCCAATACGGCGATGGCCTCTTTCAGCGTAGTGGCTTGGG